ATGCGGTAGAGCGGTCTGTGTTGCGTCTCTGTAGCAGTCATAAGCACCTCCGTGCTAGGTGGCGAGCCCGTATTGGTCTTGCCGTATGCTACACGCTTGATCTAGCCCGAAGGCTAGGTGATTGGTGAGCAGTTTAGTTAGTCGTTTTACTCAGGACTTAGACTCTGTTAAGGCTTTTTACATCCCTACGTTTTGTTTAGACTCGAACGCCGTCCGCAAACGAGTCCTGAGGTGCATCTCAGGCGTACTAACAGCCTTCTGGTAGCTTTCGATGGGTCTACCTACAGACTGCGACCAGTCATTTCCTAAAGGTCTATACCCTAGCCCGAAGGCCAGGTGAAGGTCTACCTTGCGTTGCCCGTCTGACTGCCGTCGTTAGGGTCGCATTGTCGAGGTCGGTAGATAACCCGCCAGTCTGCTTTGGTCATTATCCTAGACCGCAACAGCTGGATTCCTCTTGCCGTGGTTGATTTGTACCCGATTCAGGTCGAGAATTCTCCCCAAAATCTGATGTTTATTTTCCAGCCCTAGGGCCGGGTGATTGGTGGGGGATATCGCTCCCCCGGGCGGGTCTAGCCAACCAGGCCGGTAAGCAAGGAAGAGCGCTTGGCCTTGGTAGGCTTAGCGTCTGCTTGCGGTAGGCTTTCCAACTCTCCAGCGTGCGCCTTGCGGTATGCTGAGAAGTTGACTCGGATGCCTGTCAGGTCAAAGATGTCCTGAGACAGGTTGCGTGATACCTTGGAAACAGTTACGTTTCCGTTGGCCGAAACTTGCGTGGCGCAAGAGTCGCACTCATCCAGGCTGAAGGTCAAGGTTAAATCGGATCCTACACAGGAAACGGTTAGGTTATGGCCGTCAATAGCCTTGGTGAAGTTATCTGGAATTTCAGTCATATTTTTGGTCTCAAAAGAGTACAAAGAAAGGCCCCCGAAAGTCGGAAAGCCGATGACTGTCCTTCGCCGTCAGGAGATACCCGAGTCAGCCCAGAAAATCTCCCCAAAATCTGGAAAAAATTTTCGAGGCCGAAAAGGGGAAACTCCCCATTCGCCGTCATGTGATACCCGAGTCAGCCCAGGAAATCTCCCTAAAAACTTAACAAAATTTCTTTGCCAGTAATACCGCGCCAAAATAGGAAGTTGCTAAATATTATGATCTTTTTAGGGAGATTTTGGCGGCTCACTCGGGTACTAAGTATAGCCGTGGTTGGCTTGGGCCGGATATCTGTCCCGGTCTGCTGGTGCGGTAGCATCGGCCGCCCACTAGGTGCCTAAAATCCAAAATTTTTTTCCTTCCGTGTAGACGGATTTCAGGCACCTATAAATTTGCCGTACCTCGGCACGCACTTTTTAGCCGTACCTCGGCACTCACTTTTTAGTGGGCCTTCGCCCCTTGCCTACTTAGTACCCGATTCAGGGCCGACAATCTCCCCATAAAATCCAAAATATTTTAAAGCCTTCTAAGGCGATCAAAAATTCCATGCGCCCATAACATCGGGCATGAAAAAAGCCCCCTAGGATTGCTCCTAGAGGGCTTGGCTTGCTAGGCTATCCTAGCCGTTTACTTGCTCCCGAATCTTGAACATCTTCCGAGAAAGTTGGGCAGGAGTGATGCGCAATTCCGCGCATACTTTGCCCCTATCGGCGGAATGCTTAAGCATGGAATCGAGAACCTCACGTTCAGCAGGATTTACCAGCTTAACCGCCCGTTCCATGCGGTTCAGATAGTAGTCCCTATCAGCGACAATATCAGCAGGAGTACGGTATTCTACTTTCTCGAGTTCGAAATTCTGAATATCGCATTCGTCGACAGTTTCCCAGCCATCTTGCGGCGCGAATGCCGTAAAATTGTTGGATTTTGACCAAGTGTGGGATTTCATTAAATCCGCGACTTTGCCGCGTACGACTTTGTATGTCAATGCTTGGCGGTGACCAAGATTTTCCAAATCGATTTTGCCCTTTTCGGCGCGTTCGATTATGCGCAAAATTGAAGCTTGTACTACGTCCTGGATATCTTCCGGGCGCATCGGTTTCGCCCGGCCGCCGTTAAGCGTATAGGCATGGCGATAGGCGAGCCTATCTAGTTCGCTCCAGGTTTCAGCCTGGAGTCCGTGTTCAGTAACAATCATGAGTCTAGTTTTATTTTAGGTTATGGCCCGTGGGCCGGAATACAAAGTATAGCGTCGCGCACTCTCAAAACAAGGGGACGCGGAAAGAAAATTTTCCCGCGAAAAAAATCGGCTCACCCCAAACGGGGGTGGCCTACCCCCAGGCGCCTGTCCCCCTCCCCCAGGCCACCGCAATTTGTTATACTCCAGACGTGTCTAAGATAGACGACAAGGAAATCGACCGCTCCGCCGAGCTGTCCGATGCCGTCCAACGCCTCTGGGATGACCCGCTCGCTTTCGGCGAGGCCATCGGCTATAACGGGGATGCGACCGGCCGCAAGGTATTCGGCCCCTTCCATCGCGCCATGCTCGAGCATACGCTGTCCGCCCCGCGCACTAGCACGGTCGTTCCTCGGGGCCACGCAAAATCGACCGTCATCAGCGTCATCAAGAACGCCCATGCCCTCTTCCGCGACCCCAGCGAGCGGATCTTGCTCGGATGCGCCGGCCTCGATTTGGCCAAGAAGCTAGTAGGCGAAATTCGCGACCGACTCGATGGCGAGCTCGAGCTCCTGCCCGGCATATTCATTTCGTTCAGGGAGGCGTTCCCGTGGGTCGCGCCAGTCCGAACACCGGGGGGCAAGCGCTCCGGCCCCACCGAGGCGTTCAACATCGAGGGCAGAGCCGGCCGTGGGCGCGAGCCCTCCGTCTTCGCCTCTTCGGTCAGCTCGAACTTGGCGGGTAACCACCCGACTCGGGCCACAATCGACGACCCGGCCAACGAGCAGAACTCGCGCACGTTCGCTCGCCGCCAGCAGACTATCGAGTTCATCCAGCAGTTGGAGCCGCTCATGCATTCACCGAGCTCGCCCATTGACCATATCGGAACCCCGTGGGCCTTCCACGATGTTACGCACTACCTCGGCGAGCACGCGGGCTGGACTCAGTTTCGCTTCGGGCTTTATGATGGGAAAGACGGGGGTGTCCTTTGTCCCAGCTTCCTCACAGCAGAAGAGGCCGACCGCATAGCATCTAGTGTATCGCGCCAGTTCTTCGCGGCCCAATATCTCTGCGCCCCTATCCCTGCCGAAGAAGCGCTCTTCGATGACGACATGATCCGGGCCAGCACGTCCGGCGATCTCACTCTATCCGCCCTACCGGCTGGGCCAGAAGTTTTGCTTTGGGATCCGGTCGGCCGAGTCACAGGGAACGAGGGCGACAAGAATGGCATCCTCATCGTCCGCGTCATTCCGGCCGCAGTCCTCGGCTTCGCTGGGTTCGAGCGGGACCGCAACATCTTCCTTCCTGTCCGAGCGCACGAGGTAAGCGGTGGCGCCGACGCGGCCGCCGCCTGGATAGAGAACATCGCCATCAAGGAGCATCCCCTCCTCCAAACAGTTTGGGTAGAGAAAGCCGCCGCGCAGAGCATCATTGTTCCTTGGATGGAGGAGCGCCGCAAGCTCGGCGGCGTCAAAGTCCGACCACATAAAATCCCGCACACATCGTTACCCTTCCGCCTTCAGGGGGTTCAAACTGCATTCCGCAAGGGCACACTCCAACTCCTCCCCGAGTTCCCGGGCCGAGCACTCCTGATCAAGCGGCTAACCGAATTCCCTCTAGGCGATACAGACGACTTGCTTGCGGCTTTAGCTTTACTTTCTACTGCGATAGACCGAAAAGGTAATGTACCCGGGACAAAAGACTTGCAATCGGGAGTGGATTATGCTAGGGTGCCGTGGCGGACAGGGCCATCTGCAGGTGGAACCTGGCCCAGTTAATTATGGCGACATATAAGATACACGAAGATGCGGCCAGCCATCTGGCCGACCTGGTCGTTCGAGCTCAAGGTGCGCTCGCGGAGCCAATCGAAGGCACGGCCAAACTCATTGCAGATATTTATACGGGACGCGACCCTTCTGCGGGTTCGCGGGCCGCCGTTCTCGGTGATCAGGGATTACCTTACGAGCAGTACGTTGAGGCAACCAAGGTAACTACTTGGCGGCCGCCCCAGACGACTGCTAACCTTTTCCTCTCACGTGTTCGTCAGATTGTTACTGCTCTCACGCCCGGCGTCCCCTCTTTCGACGTTAGGGCCATGATTCCAGGAGCCGCCAATCAGGCGTCAGACCAAAACGAGATTACCTCCTGGCAAGTCAAACATGGCGGACTAACGGAAGCTATGCGTCGGACTGCCTTCGAGGGTCTCCTTAGCCCCCACTTCGGTACGAAGCTTGTCATTGATAAGAAGGCTAAGTACGATTATCAGAAGCTTAGTTTCCTAGCCGTCGGCGCAATGGATTGCGGCTATGAACCTTACCATCGTCGCTTCAAGTGGCATCGCTACGATATTCAATGGGGCGATCTCCCCGACGCCTGGAAACCCAAGCTACCTAGTGGTGACGAGCCCGACCTTTGGGCAACTGTCTCAGTTACCGAGGTCTACCACGAAGGCTTCAAGTTCGGGCATAAGAAGATGGGGGATTATCCCATGTCTATCTTTGTCAATATGGGCCGCGCCGCAACTAAGGAGCCCGATGGCGGAATTCCTCTTTCTGCATTAGCGGACGAGTCCGGCGAAGAGCTTGGCGAGTATGTCATCACGGAAGACTTGGCCGAATGCCCCCTCGAGGTAGCGAGCTTCCTTGAGCCCGCGCCCAACGAGGATATCGCACCCGCTGAGGTGCTCAGCTGGATCCCGCTTATGCGGATGATTGTCCAGACGCTCGTGCAGATTAACCGCGAGATTACTACTAAGAATAAAACAGTTCTTTACGATAAGAATGCTATTAGTGACGATACGATTTCTCTAATCCAAGAGTCAGTCCCAGGAGCTACAATCTTTGCAGGTGTAGACGTAGATGATGCCCAACGTGGCGTCAACGCAACTATGCGCCCGGTCGAACAGGACTCAGTTCTTAGTGAGTACATCGCTTCCCTTAATACGTACTTATCGTTATTCGATGATGTTACAGGGGTGGGTCCTATCGACCGTGGCGTTCCAGCCAATCCCCGCAAGTCAGCCACAGAAGCGAGCTCAATCGTGGCCGCGTCTAACCGGCGGAACCGCGACCGGCTCGAGATTCTTGCACGGGTCTGGGGTACGATGGCCCAAAAAGCTCACGCCTTCCAGCGCGACGTCTACGGCGACTTTATCGAGGTCCCTCTACCCTCTGGCCTGAGCCGCGTCATCGCTGTTCCCGAGAAGACGGCCGCCGCCTTTACGTTCCGTGTTGACCCCGTCGAGCTCGGCCACTTGTCCAAGCGTGGCGAAGTGGACACGTACTTCAACTGGCTCACGACTATTACGAATACGCTTAACGTATTCCAAGGCGGGATGCCCCGCATGGTCCGCGAGGCTCTCCGCCGAATGGGCAAAGCAATGGGCGTCGAAGATGTAGACCTATTCCTCGAGATGCCTAACATTGAGGCCGGTCCCGAGGACAGATACATCGCCTACATTACGGGCGCGGCTCAAGAGATTGAGGTTCACGCCGACGATCAGCACGAGATGTATATCGCTTACTACTCGAAGATTCTGGAGAAGGCTATGGCTACGGCCAATCCGCAGGCCGGCCCCGGCGAACTGCGCCGCGCAATCGATAAGCATAATACTTTCGTCATGCAACAGCAGGCCGCAATGCAGGGTCAACCCGGACAGGCGCCCGTCCCTGGCGTAAACGCTGAAGGCGAGACGGATAACCAAATTATGGCCGCACTTCAAGCTGGTATGGCTCCGCCCGCAACTCCTCAGACTCTACGTTAAATGCCTGTCTATTCATTGTCCGCTCAAGAACCTGAGCCTACGGTAATAGATAGGGTAATTGAAATCGATAAGGCTATCGAAGAAGATCCCTATGAAAAACGTAAACGACAGAATTTACATAGGGCAAAAAATTACGAACAAAGCGTTCGTAATGCAGGTCTTGTTCAAGGTGTAAAGTTATCGAATGAACTTTTAGAGATAACTAAAGGTATATCTTATCGTGCTATAGTCGATGATATGTTGGTATCTAATGAGGGCTATAGAGAAAAGCCGTATAAGGATAGCAAAGGTATCTGGACTGGTGGTATAGGCGCGACTGGAAGTAAGAAGTCATTAGAGGCGCTAAATAATACCAAGGCTATCTACGACCGATTCGATAAGGATGTAGTTAAGCATGAGAAGAGAGCAAGAGAAGGTTTAGGAGATAAAGTCTTTGAGGGGCTTCATCCAGTTACACAAGCATTCGTAGTCGATAGTTACTTTAGAGGAGGTTTAGCTGGAAGTCGTAATACGCGAAATTTCATAAAACAAGGTAAGTTCAAAGAAGCCGGCGAAGAGTTTCTTAAGGGAACCGGACCTAAAGGAATGCACAAGGAGTACTACTCATCCTTAGAGCAAATCCCCTACTGGTCGGGTGAATACGAAAAAGATAAGAAAGGGAACTTTATACTCAAGGACGGAAAGAAAGTTAAGATAATGAAGCAACCCGGTCCAGGCGTTGCCCTACGTATGAAACGATTCAGCGATCACCTGAAAGCTTTACCCACTAAATAATGCCCCAC